CAGTTCTACGACTACACGAAAGATTTCGAACGCATCGTTGATTGGCATATGGATAAGATGCCGATGAACTACCATCTCACCTTCTCGCATTCGGAAACGAATCTTGAAGAGAGCAAGTGGTGTCTCGCTAACGGAATCAATGTCGCTGTCGTTTTCGAGAACGATGGTCCGCTCCCATCGTCTTGGAATGGTTACGAAGTAATCGATGGCGATAAGAGTGACCTGCGATTCCTTGATGCGAAACTTCCGTATCCTAACGCTCTGTATGTTGTTCACGGAGTTGTTATCGGTCTCCGTGCCAAAGGTAAAGCGAAGAAGGCAACCGCAAAGGTAAACGGATTCGTCAACCCAACGAAGAGTGTGTTTCGTGGTGTTGCTTGGAGTAACCCGATTGATGGCGAAGAAGACGAGGAGCAGAATAATCTGAACCGCTATGAGTAAGTGCAACTGTGGTAGCGGTGTGGAATCGTTCTGGTACTTCGATGGTCATTGCATCGAACTGTTCAAGGGTTGTCCGAAGTGCGAAGCAGATAAGTTCAAGAAGTATCGCCCCGACATTAAGACGCAGTATGTGAGCGAAGAAACTATCGAGCCAGAGCCAGAGGTTCGCATCGTCAATCGTCTGACGCAATGGGAGAACGAAAACCAATGAGTCGCTTCTATCGTAAGAAGTTAAACGCACAGGGCAGATACATCAACCCGCCTGTTCACGCAAAGAAGAAGCCAACCATTGCGACTGCAACGCACGGAACTGAAACGAAGTTATATAAGTTTGAGCGTGGTCCGTTAAAGGAAACTTCGACAGAGCGTACTATCCGAATCGCAAAAGAAGCAGAGGAGCGTTACTACGCAAGACGAGCAGAGAAGGAAGCAGGTAAAATGTTCAAGCAAAAGACTGCCGAAGAGAAGCGTGTGATTGCAGAAGCAAAGCGGAAAGCAGAATACGATGCGTTATCCGAAGGTCAAAAGCGTTATGCAGATGTAAGAGAGATGCGAAGACTGCAAAAAAGAAAGTGTGGTGCTCCTGTTGGTATGTACAAACGCTCTGAGGAAGTAAGACAGAAGATGCGTGAGTCAGCCAAAAAGCGTTGGGCAGGACTGTCACCTGTACTGACGAAAGAAGAAAAGCGTTTGAAGCACAATGCGTATCAGAACGCTCGCAACCAAAGGCTTAGTGCTGAACGCCGACAGAAAAAAAGCACAGCGTTCGTGATTACGATTACAATCACCGACCCAAACAAGTCGTGAAACTGTTGCTCACACCTTCGGGTGTGGGCTTAACTTTTGCTGTGCTACATACTACGCCCTCAACAGCCGAGTACTCACAAGGCAGTAGACAGTAGCACGGCAATCCATTTCTCATACAGCGTGAACCCCGACCAAACTAACTAGGGTAGTATCGCTGTGTGAGTCCACAGAAACGAAACAAACATAAACAGATACGCCTATGAAACAAATGATTGGTAAACTGCTGGCTTGGTTCTTACCAGCCAATACTACGGAGCATAAGTATGCTCTTTTGGAAATGCGAGTGATGTGCTTGGAGATGGAGAATAACAAACTCCGAGTGATGTTGGAGATGGATGACATCAACGCATCAACGAAAGAGCAGTTCAAACCGCACTTCGACACGCTGGTGTCCAAGAGCGTTATGAGTTGGCTGAAAAACTGGCTCGATGATTACGATGTATCCGAATCCGAATCCTTCAAGGATGGTGTCGGAAGTATTCTCGATGACCACGATTTCAGCGACCAGATTGACGATGCACTTGGCAATCGTGATTGGTCTTACGAGTTGGAAGGTGTCTTGGATTACGATGATGTCGCAAGCAAGGTTATCAAGAAGTTGGATTGGTCTGATGTCATCAGCGATAACGACATCGTTACTTCTGACGATATCGATTGTTCCGATGTAATGCTAAAGTCCGAGCAACTCTCCGAAGACGAAATCGTCAAGCGTGGCGATTTGGCAGAAGAGATTAGCAACGACTTGAAGCGTGATTGGTTTAAGTCCCTCATCGCTGAAATGGTTGACAGCGAATTCCAACACTCGCTTGGCAAGGCTCGTGAGAACGCACAAGCCAATTCCCAGAACGCAATCGATGACGAGATTCAGAACGCTGTCGCAGAGCGTATCGAGTCGCAGTTCAAGACCAAGTTCGGAGCCGAGTGGGACAATTGGTTCAGCGAGAATATCCGACACACGGTACAAACTGTGCTGGGCGAGATGCTCCAATCCGCTTACGAACAGACCAAGAGCGAGGGCAAATCCAATGCCTAAAAAGCCCAAGGTCTCCGAGGAACGCACCGCAGAGTTGGTTAAGATGTTAGAGATTCCAGAAACCATTTCGCCAGAGGATTACCCATCCGCACGGCTTCTTGGTGAACAGAATATCTTCATCGATATCAGTTCCGCTTGCAAAGCGTGGCGTAGAGTTGACCGAGGAGTATCCGAAAGGATTTTCAAGGTCATCAATGACGCTGGATGCGATGAGCACGAAGTCGATGCCCTCCTTAACGCCATTACACTCTAACCAAGAGTAATCGCTTCTGTCCCCAAAATTTGTGCGAAAAACATTGGAGCCTCCACAGGTTCTAGTGCGAAGTAGCACATAACCCAAAGAAAAACCAAACACACATATGTTGTCCTACAACATTCAGTCCGATGCCGACCTCACAAGTCTGCGTCTTCAATACGAGCAGGAAGTCGCAAGACATTCTGCTAACGCTCCGAAGGTTTCCTTCGGTGCAAACGCCCATAAGTATTCAGTCCGTGCCGTCCCGCTCTACACGAGCGAAGGCATTCCTGCTAACTGTTGGGGTAATCAGCGGTGCGATAATGGAGCAATCATTGGTAAGGTGTCCGAGAAATACGGCATCATCCAGAACGATGACTTCGAACATCGCATCCTCAACGGCTTCGAACAGAATGGTCTCACGCCTACTGCATTCGAATCCATCGTCACTCGTATGGGAGCACGAGCACACTTGTGCTACGATTTCCAAACCGAGAAGTTCGATGTTACCCACAAGGGTGATATCGTTGCCCTGCGTATCACCGCAAAGAACTCATTCGATGGCACTAGCCGTTCGTCTGTTTCTGTCGGTGCTCTTCGTTTGGTCTGCCTCAATGGTATGACATCGTTCCGTGAAGATGTGTTTATGTCTGTGCGTCACACACAGTCCGTATCCGCAGACTTCGTGAGCAACATCATCCAACAGGCGATGAACGAGTGGACTCATATTCGTCAGTCGTTCCAAAATCTTGCTACTAGCGACATCACGCAAGAGCAGGGTTGGAACGCTATCGAGAATATGGTTAACCGTGGCATTCTTGGTGCTTCGCTTCGCAAGCAAGTCCACGAAGTCTGGGAACAACCATCGTATGAGGAAGACCGCAGTCGTAATTTGTGGAATCTGTATAATGCCCACACGCAAGTGCTGACGCATAACCACGGCAACCACAAGTATGAGATGAAGCAACGCCAAGGTGGTGCTGTGCTTAACACTCTGCATACGGCTTCGACCTCTGCTGAATTCGCACGACTTCTTCTGGCAACACCAGACGAGGTTCGCTCTAACTGATATTACAGGGACGCATCATAGCAATGTGGTGCGTCCCGCTTATCACTATGAAAGCAACATTCGGTATCGGTCTCGAACCAACCAAGCGTAACAAAGTTTGGGTTGTGTCTATCTATATCAACCTGCCCGACAAAGCCCCAATGCTCGACTCTGAACATTCGTTCAAGACGAAGCGTGATGCGAAACTGTTCATCGAAGGATGGAAGGCTAACTGTGAGTGCAATAATCGTAACTAATATGATTACGATTAACGGAGTTGAGTTAACTCCTGCACAGTTAGTGTCGCTCACCAAGTTGGTGAATGTCGGTTGGACTATTGATTACTCGTCAATCCATAAACTGCCAGCAGAGCAATGCATTATGGTCGCTGTCAAAGGCAACCAGACAGGTGCTCAAATGGTAATCGGAATCGAAGCAGATGGCTACTCGCACTCGTAAGTTTAGTTGGCTGGTAGTAGCACAGACCTACAAGTCTGCCGTCATCAAGGCTGAAACTGAACGAGATGCTATCGATGTGTTTCATAACATCGAATACAATGGTTCAACCAGAGCGAAACAGGCATTGGAAGACAGCACCGCATACGAGGTTGAAGCACACGAGTATGATTGCCCTCGTCCTAAACGGAAACGAAAATGAGTCTCGATTTCGAATTCGCCAAGGGCATTAAGAAAGAGTTGATTGAGTATCGGCAGAAAGATGGTTCGTTGCATTGGTTGCCTCGTGCTCAATCGTTCGTCTTCTATCAGATGTTGTTACAACACGACATCGATGGTGAGATGACCGATAAAAAGATGTGCGAGATTAACAGACGCATAGAAATCATCAACGCCAGCATCAGCAAGCATTCGCATTGGTATTCAGCAACCGAAGGATTCCAACATCAGTTGAATGATGTCGTTGTCTATTGGGGGCTTACGACAAATGTATCCCATATGTCTATGACCAAATGGAATGCTTGGTTTGCAAAAGCCCACGCTCGTAGAAGTATGGAGAATCATAAACAGTATGGCTGGCAGAATGCTGTATTGAAACCATACGAACAGTTGTCACGAGCAGATGACAACGCTGGCTGAAGCAGTAGTGGTTGGCATATGGCTCTGCATATTAATCAAAGGATTGCGAAAATAAGCAAAAACCTTGGGTTAAAGACAGGTTTCACAGCGAAACCCAGCCATCACACAGTCCACGCATCGTGCAGGTGCGTGGATTTCATTTTATGCTCCCAGCATCTGCTATCTTACCAATAGGAAAGCACGGCACTACGCACGGCTGACCTCCGCACGAACCAACAACAAGTGCGGTGACGGAACCACGAACGCATATGAATAAACAAACCCCCGAAGAAATCGCCATCATCAAGGCGAAGGTGAAAGCGGAACAGGCGAAACAGAAGGCGAAGGAACTTCGTCTCGAAAAGAAAGCGAAGGCTTTCGACAAGGCGAAGGAACAGCGGATTGAAAAACTTCTCGCCCGATTGGAAAAAGCGAAGGACGCAAAGTTCCTCGCAGGTGCAAAGAAGGTTTCGTTTATCGTGACCCAGAAAAATTGGGACAGCGTAATCGAAACGCTTGAAGGTCACGGCAAGAATATCGCTGACCCGAAAGCAAAAATCGGGATGGGCGAAGTCTGCCATTGGGCTGACAAGGTTGAGCCTATGCTCCTCGGTCTGATGTCCGCAATCAAGGCAGGTCAGAAAACCGCCTTCGAAAAAATGGAGGCGAAGGAAAAGCGGACGGTTCGCCGTCTGACCGCTGGCATCAGCCAAACGAAAATCAAGCCAGCGAAGTTCAAAGCCATCCTGTTGAAGCAAGCCAAACGCATCAACAATATCGTGGAGGACATCGGAGAGTTTAAGAAATATATTTCGTGAGCCTCATCGCCCTCGGAATATTCATTATCGTCCTGCGTATGTTGAACGGAAAATAATCCGTTACGCATCGCACGGCATCACGAGAAAAGAAGTGCATCCTCTCGCCCTACGGGGCGGGGGGGTGCATTCTTCCTCACAAGCCTCATTCTCCAACGCATTCAGATACACACTTTTTACTTGCAAAAGACTAGTAGTGATGAAGGCAGGGGTTATTAGGGGGGTAGTTGGTATATGGTGTCAAGTGGTATCTGCTTGGTAGGGTCAATATATGGCGTTTTTTAATGTTCTGGGTAGGGGGAAGTGTATTTCCTAGGGGGGTGTAATAGATTTCCCTAGGGGGGTGCTATGGATTTCCTACATATAGAATAGGGTATAGGATAGACTATAGAGATACAGGTATTGACATATCGATTCCTCTGGGGAAAGTAGACATATGAACCACAAGGAGTCGGAGTTGGTAGACATTCTTAACATCACCAGAGCCGAATTTAAGTATCTACGGAAGAATCTGGCTAATTCTGATAAGAATGTCGGTCCTCTTTGGATGCGTGAAGAGTCAAACAAGCCAGAACACCTGCGTACCGTGTATTGGACTGATGCTGGTATGTACTTTCTAAGGGCTTACCTGTCTGAGAAGGCTGGTCAGCCTGTGATTAAGCCAGATACTGATATGAAAGTAATGAGTAAGGCTCAGTTTCTTGATATGGTGCATAAGACCAAGTGGGTAGGCAAGGTTGTCAGAAACCTATACAAGAACCATATGGTCTTGATGGTGGAACATAACTCTGGGTTTAATGTTATGGTTAACTGCCGTGACAACCAACTATTTTCCAAAGGTGCGTGGGTCGTAGTTGACACCAATGAGAATAGCCACACCGTTCGTGGTCAGTCTTTTAAATCTTATGAAAAAGCCTTCGAAACCCTCTCCAAAAAAGGAGTCTAACTGTGGCACAAAAGATTTGTGCAAAACCCTAGGTATTCCTAAATTCAAACCTCTCGACCACGAGCAAAAGGAGAAGTCTAAAAATGGGAAGTAAAGGAGGTCGTGGTATGGCACAGCCTACCTATTTGCCGACTACTGGTACAGACCTGTCGCAGTTTAACAACACTCCTATGAACCAAGGCTTTCAATGGAATAAGCCACAGGGTTTTAAGGATGCTACGGAATCTAATATTGGTACTTCTAATTACACTCCAAATTTCTTGTTCCAAGATTCGCAGTTTGGTATGAGCGGTTTCCAAGGTCAGTCTAACGGTAACACTAATCCTGCTACTAACGGTAATGTTGGCTATAATGGTGGAAACCAAGCAGTTGACCCAAACAGTTTCTGGAAACCTATTAACCAATATGGACCTTCGATGTTCAGATGAATATTGACCCTCACACAGGCGATGATGAGGATGATGATGATGGCGAAAATTTATATTTCCAAGACCAATAACAAAATCGAAGTTCTGACCTAGCGGTCAGAACGATACAGAACTGATTTACGCATTGGTAGCACAATGGTTGTGCAACAGTTTTGTAAACTGTAGGTTGTCGGTTCAAGTCCGACCCGATGCTCCACTTTAACACTATGGAAGAAAAATGGCTCCCAGTACCAATCAAGCAATTTGAGGGCTTGTACGAGATTTCCGACCAAGGGAGGCTAAGGTCTTGCCTCAAGACTACAAGTGACGGCAGAAGGCTTCCCAGCAGGGTAATTAAGCCTACTGCTACCAAGGCTGGATACTTACAGTTCAAGTTGCATAACAATAAGTTTAGGTTTAATGTAAATGCACACAAGATGGTTGCTATTACTTTCGGTCTCATTCATTGGAATGAACACTCTTTAACGAATATGCAGATTAATCACATTGATGGAAACAAGCACAATAATTGTGCATCGAACCTAGAGGCTTGCACCCCTAGCGAGAATCTTATCCACGCTTACAAGACAGGACTTAGAAAGTAATGGCTGAAGACCCTTTTGCTAAGATTGTACAGGACTGGCAGGATGCCAACCCTACAGTAAGACCTAAGACAAAACAACCAGCGTCAGCAACTACAATCATTAGTAACAATCCCAGAACTACTGGTACTGTTGCTGGTGCTTACTTTGCTGGAAGTAAAGCAGTTGGTGCATACCGTACTGGCATCCTTGAAGCAACACAGGCTCTTCGTGCAAGAGGAGTTGAAGAGGTTAAAATTGCTAAAGAACTTACTAAACTTGGATTTGATGTAACTTCCAGCACTCCTACAGGCGGTAAGGCACTTGCTACTGCTGGTCGTGATATTGCTTCTAATTCACGGTGGGGTAATTTGCCTTGGGGTAAGGGTTATGAAAATGCAGCAAATATGGAAAGAATTCCTCAACTTACAATGAGAGGAAGAGAAGCACTCCCTTATGTTGCTGATGCTGGAGCACCTACTAGACTTGTTTCTACTGCCGAATCCGCAGTAGTAGACGCTAAGAAACTTGCACAGGCTGTTGCTGATGGAAAGATTACTCCAGAACAGGCTCTGAAATTTTCTACAAAAGGACTACAGCCAGCAGTTGCTGACCCTGTATCTAGATGGGTAAAGGCTGGAAAAGGATATCAAGCAATTATGGGTGGCAGTCAGCCTGTAAATTCAATGGCATCTGTACGAAGCGGATTCAGAGGTAATAAGATTCCTATGGCAATGGCTGGTATGGAACTTGGTGGAGCCGTGTATGATGTTGTTGGTGAAGATGGAGTTTTTAATAGAGAATATATGAAACAGGTTGGAAAATCTAAAGACCCACTTATTCAAGGTCTTGGTGTAGCACTTGCTGGGCTTCAGTCTACCAAAAGAATTGGCAGAGGTGCTGGCGAGGCTCTTACATTTGGCGGTCTTGGTATGTCTGGTCTTCCAGACGCTGGAGAAAGAAGAGATGCTATTGAAAATGCCCATAGAATCTTTAGAGAAGAAAAGGCAAAGGTTACTGGAGACTCAAGCAAAAGTCATCCAGTTGAACTAACTCATACTTATCCGTTGAGCGACAATCACGGTCTTAAGCAGAATGAAAACGAAAAAGGAAACGAACTGTTTAAGGCAGTTGAGTCTTCTCCTAGATTTAAGGCTATTTATTCCAAGGAACTTGCTAGACTTGGTGTGCCACAAAGTATGTGGACTCCCGATGTGTATAAGGGTCCAGAACACGAATACAGCATCGATATGAATGACAACATTAGAGCAACGCCTTTTGGTTCTGCCCTTGAAAGACAACAGATGCAAATTGCGTTTGAAGATGCTTCTCTGCAAAAATACAACAGAGGGCGGTCTGTACTTAATGTTGACCCTTCTGCTGGACCAATGGGTTGGAGTACTATTAGAGGTACAGACCCAAGAGATTTAGGTCTTAATCCAGATGCTGGAAACTATTCTACTGACGGATTTATTCGATAAGTGGACGAGTTAAACTTCACGCCTTCTCCGCATCCGTTCCTTAAGATGCCAGATATCAAGATGCTCGTTGAGCGTCTTGGTATTGAGAAGACCGCTGAAGTTCTTGAACTTAGAGAAGACAAAATTCTTGCTGAACAGTTAGACCCATTTCGTCACGGCTTTGAACCAGAACATTGGCACGAAGCAGATAGGTTGATTAAAGAGAAGCAGGAATTGCTTGTGTTGGGTGGCAACCGTGCTGGCAAAACAGAGTGGATGGCAAAGCGTGTAGTGCAGACCTTAGTCGGCAAAAAGAACGCAATGGTTTGGTGTCTTCACACAACTCAGAAATCCAGCATCCAGATGCAACAGAATGTTGTCTGGAAGTATATGCCTCCAGAATTAAAAAATCTCAAAAAGGGCAAGGTAACTAACATTGCGTACAGTCAGAAGAATGGATTTTCCGAAGAGTCCTTTATTCTTCCTAATGGTTCGCAATGTGTGTTTATGAATTACGCCCAGAAGCGAGATGTTATTGAAGGTGGCGAGTGTGACCTTATCTGGTGCGATGAACTTGTGCCTATGGACTGGGTTGAGACCTTGCGATACCGTCTTGTTACTCGTAGAGGCAAACTGGCAATTACCTTTACCCCTATTGCTGGCTACTCGCAGGTGGTTAAGGAGTTTGTGTCTGGTTGTAATTTTATTAAAACCCTTCCCGCCACTATCCTAGACCAGAATAATGTCTATGTTGGGGGCTGTCCAAAGGGACATATGCCATTTACGGCTCATTCCTATCGTGGAAACGCTTCCGTAATCTGGTTTCACTCTCAACTTAACCCTTACAACCCCTTTGATGAGTTAGTTAAGACTCTTACAGGCAAAAATTTGTACGAACAGAAGATTCGTGCTTACGGCTGGGCTGATAATACGGTTGGAAACCAGTTTCCAAGGTTTGGAGACAAGAATATTGTGCCATTAAAGGCTCTACCAGAAGAAGGAACCAATTATATGGTTGTAGACCCTGCTGGAGCCAGAAACTGGTTTATGATTTGGGCAAGAAAGGCTCCAGACGGCAATTTGTTTATCTACAGAGAGTTTCCA